TTTCTGCCCTTGTAAATACATTAAACATGTATTACAAAACCAGACATATCATGTCTAGCTTTACCCTTTGCTTTTAGACCAACAATTACATTGCTCTTATCTAAAAATCTTAAATCACTTTCATCTCCATTGACTACCTCTCTACCTTTGAAATAGATAGGGAAAGCTCCATTGAATACTACTGCAATATTATATGCAATCTTATCATACCATGCTGTATATTTTGGATTAGCCTCCGAGTATGACCATGTCAAATGGTAGTTTTTATATTGTGAAACTTTTCTTGTAGGTATCTTGGTGTAGTCATAAAACTGCACATCAGGGAAGTGTTCAAACATATTTTTATCTTTGTATAGTTTGTGTTCCCATTGTATATCACTTGTGCCATTCAATCTTACAGCAGGTTTTTTACCTTTGTTATAACAGTAATTACAAAATTTTGTAATCTCTGTATGTAATAGTTCCATAAAATAATCATAGTGATTTAAATACATATCAGTTCTACGCTGTCTAGCATCTTGTATTCTATTGGTAGTTTCGCCCTTCTTAAATATACCACCACGCCCTGCTGTATTTAAACATGCAGTCTTACAAGATGCTATATCTTGAAATGGACATATCTTGGTATTGATAGGTCTGAAATGCATAACACAACTAATATATGTATCATCTATATCTTTACCTTTTAATATCTTTGGATTGTTTGTTGTTAATAATTGATAAGCCATATTACCCCCAATGTATTGATGTTAAAGCATTTAGTTTCTTTTGATGTGCTTCTGATACTTCTACAGGTTCAGGCATATCATTATCATATAAAACATATTCTATTTCATTTACATATACGCTTCCCATATCTGGTAAGTATCCGTTCTTTTCTTCTATATGTACCATTCTAGTTATACCTTTCATGTTGTCCATAATTTTAGCAAATCTAGGTTGGCTTGAAAGAACAGGTATAGGTGTTAATTGTACTCTCATTCCTTTTTTTAAGTCATTATGTGTCATATTATCTCCATTTTATGCAAACAATCTAGCAAATCTAAGTTTTAATCTTCCAAAGAAACTACCAGTCATTAAAATTTGATAGTCTTTTAAAGATTCTAAAACTTCTTGAACATCTAGATTAGATGCAACTTCAAGTATCTGCATACCTTTGTTGTCCTTACCAAGTGGTGTAGGTCTTACAAAGTGCAGAGGTTTTAGAGGAACACCTCTTTGTTGATAGATTGAAACTTTACCTGAATGATATCCTAAAAAAGTATCTCCTACAGTAGTTTCATTTCTAGTTTTATTTTTTCTTACTCTAACTATATTTACTCCAAGTGAATTAGCAAAATCCCAAATTGCTTTTTCACCTATAGTAGCTTTATCATAAATAGATTTTACAGTTTTAGTATCTCTTTTTCCATATACATATTTAGCCATTTATATCTCCTTATACTAATGGTGGGTTTAATTTAACAGAGACTGTATAGCCTTCTGTCATACTTTCAAAGTTTGATAAGACTTCATTTACTTCTTCTTTTAAAGAATCTACTTCTGATTTCATATCAAATTTAATATCTTCTAAATCAATTGACTCTATTTCATCCATTCTAGGTTCTAATTCATTTACTGTATATTCAACATTTTCAAAGTCATATCTGTGGTCATCTACTTTATATTCTAAATCTCTAATGCGTTCTAAAGCACCTTCAATTTCTGAAAAAGCAGTATTGCTATCAATAATACCTAACCATTTTTGTATTAGTTTTTTCATATTTATCTCCATATTTATTGTTAATATTATAAGGCAGTTTTGAATGATTACCCCAGCATTAATAAAATTATTTTTTGCTATAAACTAATTTAGCAATATCTTTGTCTTTTACAAAACATGAAACCTCAAAAGTATTTCTAGTATAGCCATTTAAATCATAATTAAATTCTTTTGTATGAAATACAATATCTCTAACTGAAAAACCTTTTAGGTCATTTCTAGGTTTTACTTCAATTTTTGTTACATTATGTAAATTTATATTCATATTTATCTCCTATGCTGTTGGGTTAATATCTTCAGCTAATTCTTTATTAGCTTCTTTTGTTTCAGATTTTAATTCTTGTTCATTCATAAAATCTAAAAAATCTATGTGGTCTATATCTTCCATATTTATCTCCTATTTAAATCAGACTTTGAAGTCTTCGTTGGTTGCTGACCGACAAATTATATCGCTTTGCCGACCAGATGTCAAGGGTTCTTAACAAATTTAAAGTATATATTTATATTTAAAGTTTGCTAACCACCCAAACTGTTCCCATTTCCATTGTGGTATCATTCAAAAAGTCATAGGTTGATTTAACAAACAGATGTTTCTTTTTATTAAACATATGTTTATATACTATTGACCTGTCTTCTTTGAAACAATTTTGACCATTGAAAGTATAACCTAACTCATTGATATATCGTTCTAATTTATCAAAGCTATTAAACTTTAAAGGTTTGATTTTAGAATCAGTAATCATCTGCATATTAGATTTACCATTTGGGTTTTTACATTTAGTTTTCATAACATCTCCAGTTGTATTGAAAGTAAAAGCAAGGATTGTTCCCTGCCATGCCGAACCCATTTTACCGACCAAAGCAAAAAAATCAAGGGTTCTTAACAAACTTAAGATATACTTATAATTTTAAGATTGCTAGGACTTAAACACAACTTTAAAATTATACTTAAATTCAAACTTAAATTTATAGTTATCCACAGATTATACATACTTATCTACAAGTTATTAACAAGATATACATAAGATATACACAGATTATTAAGTTTAAATTAGCCCTCAACCAACCGAAATGTCTTAAAATCCCTCAACCAACCGACAAACTTAAAACTCGAGCTTAAACTTAAATTAATTAAATTTAATTAAATTCTTTGGTATGGTATCCTGCCAAATATAAAAAGCAATTACGAAGTAATTTCACTATTAAAAATCAGATTTGAGTTATAAAAAGTAATTACGAAGTAATTTCACTATTGTATAACTTATAGACAAAAAAAACTCTCTCACTTGTAAGGCGAGAGAGTCTTTGAGGTTTTAGTTAGCCTGTTGTTTGAGATACAAAGCTATTTTGTCAAGATATACTTTTGGAAGAGATTTACCTTGAATAAGCGAATGAGCTTTCTTGAAGGTTAGTCTTTCTTCTTTAGCAAGGCTATAAAGACAGCCTGTAATTTGCTTTTGAAGTTTCCAGTTCATCTTAGTACCATTCTTAGCGAATTTGTACCCAATTGCTTGACATTGACGGAACGAAGCTGGGCTAGAAGTTCTGTCTTTGTCGAATGCGTTTATATCAAATGTATTTTCCATATTTTTCTCCTTTAAGAAATGGATTTATAAATACCTGCAATGTAGTCTTGCAAGTGGTTAGTATCAGAAGCATTAGTGCATCTGACTTTCACAGCATGAATGCCACTTACGAATAAATCGGTAAGAAGCAATTGTGCTTGAGAAACTGTTGAAAACTCTAGAGTTTCGTTGTTTGAAAAGCTGATTAGTATCATTTTATCTCCTGTAAAAAATTTCTTTACAGATTAGAATATAAAGATTTTAGAGTGTCAAGGACTGAACTTGTTCAGCTCTTTAGAGTTTATCCTTGACATTTATATACTCTAAAATCTTTATATTCCTGTAAACTAGAAATTTAGTCAGGAGATATTAATGATTCTTTCAGGTTTTTGAGCAATGAGACTCAGCGTTTTCACAGTTTCCCAAGTGCTGTTGATTGTTACCATTTAGTCGTTAGTGGGATTTGTGATTTGAAACAAAAGATAGTGCTAATGGTTTTGATGCTGACTACTTGGAAGGCTTTACAATTGCAAAGTGTTTATAGATTTGTTTCTTGAAGGAAGGGAAAATGTGAGAAAATCCTTTTGATATGAATGCGTTTGAGAACGACTAGAACTTCAGTTTAGATTTGTTTTGTCATTGACGAGACATTGGTTATACAAATTCGTTAAGAGTGGTGCTTTAGTTGAACTAGGAAAGTTTTAAAGCAAATTAGAGATTGTCAATGACATAGCCTTGATAGAGAAGGAAGACTCTTAAGCACCTTCAAGAAAGATTATTTGGGCATTTTAAAATTTAGGCAAATCCCAAAAGTGTATTTTAACATGATAGATTTGTGTCCAAAGAACAGAGCTGAGTAATGCCCAAAGAATCCGAAGCCTTTCAAGTGAGAGAGAACCACAGAGGTCTAAAGTTATACTCCCCTCAAATCTGATTAATTAGGTGGGCAGGAGACCATACCCTATACCCTATATATCTATAGCATGATTATACATAATATGAGAAAATGACCATTAACCAGAACTAGTTAACGCCCCGACACTAAAACTCTAAAATCTTTAAAGTCTTTAAAGGTATTTTTAGACACAAGAATCCCACCATCTTTTTGATGTGACTTTTGTTTCTCTGGGGATATATTGACCGTGGGGGACCACAATATTATTGTACACTTGTAATTCAATTTTGTCAATAGATTTACAAAAGTTTTTTAAAAACTTGACAAGTTTTAAATACAACAGTATACTAGACACATGGCTATATTACCGACTATAGATAATCAGAATAAAAAAAGAGAACTAACTGAAAAGCAACAGTCTTTTCTTAACCATTTGGTAGATACTAATGGTGATGCTAAGAAAGCTGCAGAACTTGCAGGTTATACTTCTCACTATCATCACGTTGTTAAGACTTTAAAGTCTGAGATACTAGAACTTACTCAAGAGATACTAGCTAACTCAGCTCCTAAAGCTGCATTTAAGGTGGTAGAAATAATGGATTCTAAAAGACCTATAGTACAAGCTAATAACAAATTAGCTGCTGCACAGACTTTATTAGATAGAGTAGGTGTAAGTAAGGTTGATAAAGTAGATGTAAATCATAATGTAAATAGTGGTGGTATCTTTTTGATGCCAGATAAAGCACCGGTAGTTATAGATGCAGAGGATGCTGAATATGAGTAAACTCTGGATAACTGAACATGTTAATGAAGATGGACCTGCTATAGGTCCTTACATTAAAGCTGATAATATTGCCCAAGCTAATAGAATAGCTATACAATATGGTTTATTGGTTCTTGGTGAAATACAAGAACTACAACATGAAATTGAATTAGAAGAAAGGATGATACACTAATGGCTAAGAAAAAAGATAGTAGACTAACAAGAGCAGGAGTAAGCGGTTATAATAAACCAAAGCGTACTCCGGGTCATAAAACTAAATCACACATTGTTGTGGCTAAAGTAGGTGATAAGATTAAAACTATTAGGTTTGGTCAAAAAGGTGCATCTACTGCAGGTAAACCTAAAGCAGGTGAGTCTGCAAGAATGAAAGCAAAGCGTAAAAGCTTTAAGGCTAGACATGCTAAGAATATTGCTAGAGGAAAAATGTCAGCAGCTTATTGGGCTGACAAGGTTAAATGGTAAGATTATTTAATAAGCTACATAAGTTTATGAAGTGTGGCAGAATAAATAAAATATGGAAACTAATTAGCTAATGGCATATTCACAAAAAGTAGTTGATAGGTTTGAAAGTGTTTTAAATAATCCACAGAAACATTCTGTTGGGCGGTTTGACCCTAAAGACCCTAATGTTGCTACAGGTATGGTGGGTGCACCTGCATGTGGTGATGTTATGAAATTACAAATTAAATTAAACAATAATGTTATAGAAGATGTCAAGTTTAAAACATATGGATGTGGAAGTGCTATCGCATCTTCTACTATGTTTGTAGATATGTTAAAAGGTAAGACTATAGAAGAAGCTAAACTTATTAAAGATAAAGATATAGCAGAAGCTTTAGAACTACCAGCAATTAAGTTGCATTGTAGTGTACTAGCAGAAGATAGTATACGACATGCAATAGAAGATTGGGAAAAGAAAATAGCACATAGAAAACATAATCAATATGGGTAAACAAATAGGAAACGATGAAGGCAATCAAGTAGTCTTCAGAAAAAGTATTTACGGTAAAAGCGATGGTGGTAAAGGTGCTAGACCTAGAGTAAATGTTTTTTCAAAACAATACCAAGATAACTGGGATAAGATTTTTAAGAAAGGAGAAAAAAATGCCAAAGAAAAAAACAACGACTAAAAAGAAGTCAACTGTTAATAAAGCTGGTAATTATACCAAGCCTACTATGCGTAAGAGGCTTTTCGAGAGAATCAAAGCTGGTTCTAAAGGAGGTAAACCCGGGCAATGGTCAGCTCGAAAAGCCCAGATGTTAGCTAAACAATACAAAGCTAAAGGTGGTGGCTATAAATAATGCCAAGAAAAAAACAAGACCCTAAAACAGGAACAGGAAAAAAACCCAAAGGAAGTGGGAGGAGACTATATACAGATGAAAATCCAAAAGATACTATCAGAATTAAATTTAAAACTCCAGCAGATGCAAGAGCAACTGTGGCAAAAGTTAAAAGGATTAAAAAACCTTTTGCTAGAAAAATTCAAATACTTACAGTTTTGGAACAAAGAGCAAAAGTTGCCGGTAAAACGCAACAAGCAAAAATCGCAAAGCAAGGCAAAGAAGCAATAAGGAAAAAACATGGCACTAAAAAAGTCACAAAGAAGTCTTAGAGCTTGGAGTAAACAAAAATGGAGAACGAAGAGTGGGAAAAAATCTTCGGAAACGGGTGAGAGGTATCTCCCAGAGAAGGCGATTAAATCATTATCGTCTAAAGAATATGCAGAGACAACAAGAAAAAAACGAGAAGATACTAGAAAAGGAAAACAACATAGTAAGCAACCAAAAAAAACAGCAAGAAAAACAAGAAAGTATAGAAAAGTAAAATGAAGGATGGTTATATAACAAGGACTTCTTCTACTATACCGTTTGGTTATGAGCTAGATGAAGACTATAATTCTTTTCTTAAACCTATAGATGAAGAATTAAAAGTATTAAAAGAAGTTACAGAAGCAGTATTTCATGGTGAAATTAGTCTAGGTATTGGAGTAGATTGGTTAGAGGCAGAGACTGGAAGAAAGATGTCTAGACCCGGATTGAAAAAACACGTAGATAAAGTTTATGGAAGAAAATAAAAATAATTCTAAAAAGTACTTGACAAATCCAGATGGGAGCTATATACTAAAGAAAGACGGTACACCAAGGCTTAAGCCCGGTAGACCTAAAAATTCAGAACTTTCTGGACTTAAACTAGCTTTACAAGCTAAGAAAAAGTTAACTAAAAAAAATAAGAAAGTTCAAAAGCTAACAAGAAGTTTAGCTAGAGTCAAGAAAGAACTTGACCAAGAAGAAAAAGTTTTAACATCTAATGTTTTAACTGAGTCAGAAACTAAACAGTTACCTGACCCAATACAAAAACATATAGATGAAACTGGTTCTTATGTGGCATTTATGCCTAATGATGGACCACAGACAGACTTTTTAGCTGCAGGTGAGAAAGATGTTCTTTACGGTGGTGCAGCAGGTGGTGGAAAAAGTTTTGCAATGTTAATAGACCCGTTGCGACATTGCCACATAGCAGAACATAGAGCTTTGATACTTAGAAGGTCTATGCCAGAACTTAGAGAGATTATAGATAAATCTCGAGAACTTTATCCTAGAGCCTTTAAAGGTGCTAAGTTTAAAGAAGTAGAAAAGTTATGGCAGTTCCCGAGTGGAGCAAAGATTGAATTTGGTTTCTTGGAACGAGATGCAGATGTTTATCGTTATCAAGGACAAGCGTATAGTTGGATAGGGTTTGATGAAATAACTCATTTACCCACAGAGTTTGGTTGGAATTACTTAGCATCACGTTTAAGAACTACTAACCCAGAACTTAAAACATATCTACGCTGTACTGCTAACCCCGGTGGTGTTGGTGCTACTTGGGTTAAAAAAAGATACGTTGAACCTTCAGAACATAATAAAAGTTTTATAGGTAATGACGGACTTACTAGAAAGTTTATACCAGCTAAGTTACAGGATAATCCATACTTAGCAGAAGATGGTGAATATGAAAGGATGCTACAGTCCTTACCAGCAGTTCAAAGAAAACAACTGCTTGAAGGTAACTGGGATATAAATGAAGGAGCAGCCTTTGCAGAGTTTGAACCTGCAATTCACACAATACCACCTTTTGAGTTACCCTCTTGGTGGGAAAGAATTAAAGCAGTAGACTACGGTTATGCTGCAGAAAGTTGTTGTTTATGGGCTGCTATCGACCCTGAAGACAAGACCATAATTATATATAGAGAATTATACAAAAAGGGTCTGACAGGCGAAGCACTCGGAGACACTATAACAGAAATGGAAGAAAATGAAATTAAATCTGTTCCGGGTGTCTTAGATACAGCAGCTTGGTCAAGGACTGGTTATACTGGTCCTACTATAGGTGAAGTTTTAGTTAATAAAGGACATAAACTAAGAAGAGCTGATAAAAATAGAATAGCTGGTAAAACTCAAATACATGAGCATTTACGAGTAAATAAAGGTACAGGAAGACCTAGGTTACAAATTTTTAATAATTGTATTAATCTAATTAAAGAACTTCAAAGTATTCCTTTATCTAAAACTAACCAAGAAGATGTAGATACTCATGCTTCTGACCACGCATATGATGCATTAAGGTATATGATAATGAGTAGACCTAGAATGGACCATCCTTATGATAGGATGTTAAGAATAAAAGAAGATTTATATAAACCTGCTGATACAGGATTTGGTTATTAATATGGAAGAAAATACATTTTTAAATGCTAATAATATATACGAAGAAGTAGAAGGAGAATCAGGGGTTCAACTTACATTAGAAGAAGACCAACAAAGAAATATTATTGGAACTATTAAAGATAGATTTCAAATAGCTGAAGATGCTAGACAAACTGATGAAACTAGATGGTTAAAAGCATATGAAAACTATAGAGGTTTATATGCTAAAAATGTAAGATTTAGAGAGTCTGAAAAATCTAGAGTATTTGTTAAAATAACTAAAACAAAAGTACTAGCAGCTTTTGGTCAATTAGTAGATGTTATATTTGGTACAGGGAAATTTCCGATAGGAATTTCGGAAACTAAAATACCTGAAGGTGAAACAGACTACGCACACCTTGATACTTCAAATCCTACTCCGGGAATAGAAACAACAGAAAGTGAAATACCAGATGACATTGGTAATAGAATTGATAACCCATATGATGTTGGTTATGAAGGAGATGGTAAAACTTTAAAACCCGGAGCTACTTATTATAATGGAATATTTGAAGATAGTTTAGAAGACCAAGCAGAAGAGTTAGGTATTCTTAAAGATGGAGCTAGTCCTGACCCACAAATGTTAGAATTAAGTCCTGCACAAAGAGCTGCAAGGAGAATGGAAAAACTTATTCATGACCAAATAGAAGAATCTAATGGTAACTCTGAAATGAGAAATGCTTTATTAGAATCTGCTTTATTAGGTACAGGAATTGTAAAAGGACCATTTAATTTTAATAAAAAATTACATAAATGGGAAACTAATGAAGAAGGTAATAGAGTTTATAATCCTTTAGAAGTTAGAGTACCAAGAATAGAATTTGTAAGTTGTTGGGATTTTTATCCAGACCCTAATGCAACTAATATGGAAGAATGTGAATATGTTATCCATAGACATAAAATGAATAGAAGTCAATTAAGGCAGTTACGTAATATGCCTTATTTTGATGATGATGCTATACGTAATGCAATTCAAATGGGTGCTAATTACGTAGAAAAAGATTTTGAAAGTCAATTAAAAGATGATTCTAGATATGATGAAGAAGTAGGTACTAACTACGAAATATTAGAATACTGGGGCATAATGGATGCAGAATATGCTAGAGAAGTAGGAATAGAGTTACCTGATAGTGTAGATGACTTAGATGAAGTTCAAGTAAATGTATGGACATGTGGACATTATATTTTAAGAGCTGTATTAAATCCATTTACTCCATATAGAATACCTTATCACGCTTTCCCATACGAAAGAAATCCATATAACTTTTTTGGTATTGGTGTAGCAGAAAATATGGATGATAGTCAACAAATTATGAATGGACATGCAAGAATGGCTATTGATAATTTAGCTATGTCAGGTTCGTTAGTATTTGACGTAGATGAATCTGCTTTAGTTGGTGGACAATCAATGGAAATATATCCGGGTAAGATATTTAGAAGACAAGCAGGAATGCCCGGACAAGCAATACATGGATTAAAGTTTCCTAATACATCACAAGAAAACTTAATGATGTTTGATAAGTTTAGACAACTTGCAGACGAACAAACAGGTATACCTAGTTACTCTCATGGACAAACTGGTGTTCAAAGTATGACAAGGACTGCTTCTGGTATGTCAATGTTACTTGGAGCATCAAGTTTAAATATTAAAACAGTTATTAAAAATCTTGATGACTTTTTATTAAAGCCACTTGGAGAGGCTTATTTTCAATGGAACATGCAATTTTTAGAAGATGAATTGGATGTCAAAGGTGATTTAGAAGTTAAAGCTACTGGAACAAACAGCTTGATGCAAAAAGAAGTTAGAAGTCAAAGACTTACTATGTTCTTACAAACTGCACAAAATCCTGCTGTTGCTCCATTTGTTAAGATTTCTAAACTAATAAGTGAACTTGCCTACAGCTTAGACTTAGACCCTGATGAAATACTCAATGACCCTGAAGAAGCTGCTGTAATGGCACAAATAATAGGAATGCAAAATGCTGGACAAACAAATGGCGAAGAAGCTCAACCCCTTGGTCAATCATCCCCAATGGGAGGATTACAAGGAACACCTGAACAACCTCAAGAACTTGGTGTTACAGGAACTGGTGGTGGCAACATCGGAATCGGAAATGTACCGGTTGCAGGGGAAGATGAATTTTCTGGTACGCCTAGAGCAGTTGGACCTGCAGGTTAAAGAAGCAATAACACGCAAAGAGGAGATATAATGTTAAAGCCTGATTACATAGATATAGATAAAGATGGGAATACAACTGAGCCTATGAAGAAGGCTGCTAAAGAAAAAGAAAGAATTAAAAAACAAGAAGGTGGTTCAATGGATGACCAAATGTTAATGGTAATGACACCATCTATGGAATCTGACGATAACATGGAAGATGGTTACACAAAATTTATAATGGAAGAAGCATTAAATGAAGATGAAGAAGATATGCTTATGTCCAAACTAGAACAAGATGAAGAGCTACAAATGTTATTTGATAAAGTAATAGATGTAGCACAAGAATTTGCTGGGTCTGGTCCTGTTGATGGACCGGGTTCAGGAGTCTCTGATTCGATACCTGCAAGGTTATCGGATGGAGAATTTGTCTTTACTGCAAAAGCTGTAGAAGAAATCGGAGAAGACACTTTAATGTCTATGATGAAAGATGCTGAAGCTAAAGCAGATGAAAGACAAGGTATGCAGGAAGGTGGCATGATGCAAAATGTAGAAGAAAAAAAAGTTGACCAATTTGGAAGACCTATTGATTCTGATATAGCTCGTAATGAGTTAAAGAAAAGCATGTTGTCAGTTAATCCCCGATACCAATAAACGATAGAGCTACCCAAAGATATTTGGCACTCTATCAAATAAAAACCGAAAGGCTACCTTTACAATACAAGCCCTCTAGTCGACATAGAGCTACCTTGTAAACAAAGCCCCAATTAGGAGAAAAGAAAATGGCTAATACAGTCCAAAAAGAGGAAACGCCAAATCCTTATAATAAAAATAAACCTTGGCACAAAGGAGAAGATAAACCTTTTTTATCATCAGATAATATGTATTTTGAAGAACCTTCTGAAA